TTAGAGGTATCGATTTTTGGTAAATAGACTCGGGAACAAAATAGTATTTCAGCGCCGTAGGATCATCAAATCCGTTTCTGCCGCTTTGTAAAACAATCAAGGTATCCTTTTGCAACCGTTCAATTTTGACCGCATTAATATTTCCACCCTCTGGAGTTTTAAAGACGAGAACATTATTGTTGATCTCGAAAAAATCATTATTGCCTTTTTCAGAATACACAGAAGAAGGATTAAATTTATTCGGATAAGTAAAAGTGTATTTCGCGTAAGTGTTTTTTAAGGGATGTACATCTTCAAGCTGTCCGCCATCATTATATGTCATTGTACAGGCAACCCAAGTTCCATACAGATTATCTTGCTTAATTTGGGATTTGGCAACGAAGCTTAAAAAAGTCAGACTAAAAAAAAGTAAATATTTCATTGTAATAAGGTTTCTCAAATCTATAAATATTCACTGACAAAATACTGTCACCCTCTTCTTCAACAACTATCCCGATATTTGAAATATATCAATCGCACAAATCAGGTTCGGCTAATTCGATCAGTTAATCCTGCTAATCAAGATTTAGACAACGACTGACAAAACTCTGTCACCACCTTAACAAAATCTTATTGCGACATTTGAAATATGCCAATCAGCATAATAATCATCATCTACTTGACAGCGCTATTGATCTACTGCTGGAGAGAATCAGAGATTGAATAAGCATTCCAAAAATTCTGATTCTGACAAAATACTGTCACCACTTTAACAGAAAAAGCACCCGATATTTGTATACACCCTGGCAGATAAGCCAACCCCAAAGAACCACAAGTTCAAAACAACCTTCCGGGCTTTCGGTCTTCCCGACATCCGGACCAAACAAAATCTCAATACTCACATCTCAAATCTCATATCTAAAAAAAGATGAGCTACAAAATCTACCTATATGACACCGAAACCGACTGCATCGGTTCGGGAACCTTATCATCAAGTTACATTCAGGCCGGGCTACAAAATGCAGCCGGTCAGGATGTGGAAGTCCATATCAGTTCAGTCGGCGGCAGCGCTTTCGATGCCATTGCTATCTACGATCTGCTTAAAAAATATCCCGGAAAGGTAACTACTTATATCGATGCACTGGCCGCCTCGGCTGCTTCTATAGTAGCCATGAGCGGCCAAACGGTGGTGATGAGTAAATATGCCCTGCTCATGATCCACAAGCCGATGGTTGGTTCAGGCGGCAATGCCGATGAGTTATTAAAAGACGTGCAGATGCTGAATGTGGTACAATCGCGCCTGGCTCAAATATACATGGATAAAACCGGGTTGGACGAAGTAACTGTAAATAGTTTGATCAACTCCGTCACCTGGATGACCGCTGACCAGGCGCTTGATCTGGGCTTTATCGATCAGGTAGAAGATTACAGTCAGCCTATCACCAATAGCGCACTCATAAAAAACTACACCAGTACAGCACCTGCCATTTACCAGCGTTGCATCAACAAGCTCTTAAACACAAATACAAACATGAACATTGAAAACAAAGACCTTATCGACAAAACCTCATCGGTTTTAGATAAGATTATGAACTTCTTTAAGAAGGTGGTCAACAAACAAACTATTACCGACAAAGGCACACTGCACCATGCCGGCGAATTGGACGAAGGCTCCGAAGTGTACCAGGACGAAGACATGAGCACACCTGCCGCAGCCGACACTTACACCACCTCATCGGGCCAGAAGATTGCTGTAAAAGGCGGCAAAGTACAGTCTGTAACTCCTGTTGATCCGGATGCCGAAGACGATGACGACAGCAGCATTTCCGACGAACTGCTTATCAGTCCTAAAAAACGAACCGACGTACAAAACCGCATCCGTTCTATCAAAGCTAAACTACATGCCCAAAACGCATTACTAACCGAAGCAAAGGCAGCTCTCGAAGCAGCAAACAATCGTCTTAACAAAACCCGTGATGAAATAAAAAACGAGATACACTCCGACTTCACCCCCGAAAACTCCCGCCGCAGCAACAAAGCCAAAACCGAACCGGCACCGTTCTTCGCCCCACAAACTGCCCTAGCTAAAAATGCGGTTAAGAAGGCAGTAGCTAAGTAGTTGATTAAGTTGAATAAGTTAAGTGGTTGATTAAGTTTTAAAACTTTACCCGCTCCAACTTATTCCAACTCAATCAACCTAATCCAACTAAATCAACTCTAAATAAAAAAATGCCTCAATTTACATTTACAAACAACACCTATGCCGGCGAAGCGCTGGCCGGGTTTATGGCCAGCACGTTACTGGAAGCCGATTCGGTGAAACGTGGTTTGCTGACTGTTATTAACGACGTCAAATCGCGCAAAATAATTCTTGATGTGGACGACGACGTAGTACTACAGGACCCATCCGGAATTTTTGCTGATCAGGGTACCGCTACCACACAAAACGAAAGCTACCTCGACCCGGTGATCTACGAGTTTATGAAACAGGAACAATGGGATAAACTCGTGCAATCATGGGAATCACAAAGTCTTAAACCGGGAGCCTTTATGGACTACGAAGGTGTTGTCGACTTATCCGACTTCATGGTTCAGCGCTATTTAACTAAGATACAGATTGCCAACGAGCGTCTTTACTGGTTAGGCAAAGCATCTACTAAAGAAGCTGCCTTCACTGCACCATTCGCAGGTTTATTGCCAACTATCTCGGCAGCCTCGGGTGTTTATAAAGTGGGGCTCGGAAAACCGGCAACCTCGATGTCGGCAACAGCTATTGATGCTGCGGGCGTAGTAACAGTATCTGATACTTCAACATTGTCTGATGGCGACGTAGTAACCATTTCGGCAGTAACCGGAACCAGCAAAGACACTACCAACGGTGCGCCAGGCATCGCTATTCAGGGTCAGTCTTACTTCATCCAGGTGGCAAGCGCGACTACGTTCAAACTAGTTCGCAATTTCAACGAGATCAATACCCGCAAAGCGGCAACCTTCAGCGGAACAGCAACAGCAGCAAGCATCAGCTACATCAACGCCAGCAACGTATTAGGCGTATTAAGCAGCGTTTATTCACAGCTCGATCCCGCCGACCGCAGCCAGGAAGATTTCAACCTGCAAATTCCATTACACATCGGTTATGCCTATGCACAGGCACAGGCAAATAAAGCAACCAATGTTCTGAATGCCTTCTCCGATCCTAAAAAGATGGATTACCTGGGTGTCCCCCTTCAGCTGATGAATCACTGGCAGGCAAACACTATCCTGGGCGCACGCTCATCCAACCTGTTCTTAGGTGTCGATCTGTTAGGTGACGCATCTGAACTGTCAACCGTCTACATGAAGCCTTACACCAATGACAACGTAGTGCGCATGAAGGCCCGTATGAAAGCCGCCGTAAACTACAAATTTGCCAACGAAATTTTTTACCTGTCAGCGTAGCTAACAATGAGTGAATTAGCGAATTAGTGAATGAGTGAGTAATAATTACTAATTCATCAATTCGCTAATCAAAATTCAGTCATTCACTAATTCACTAATTAAACAAAATGTCAATTTACAACAAAATAAATGCAGGGTTTAGCCTGGGTACAGGCGAACCTATCACTTCTGGCATCGAAGATGTGATCTATATCTTTAACCAGGGCGACATCACCCTAACGTACGATACTACAAATCCACTCATCGTAACCGGGCTTACCGCGACCTCGGGAGCCAAGGTCTACAAGTTTGAGGGTACCAACAACAGTTTCAATACCATGTCGAAACTGGCCAAAACACAAGTTGGGCCACGCTACACCGAAGAGGTCGATTTTAACATTGCCGGTTTATCAACCGATATTAAAACTCAACTGATGGCAATGGGCTACGGACGTGTACAGGCCATCGCCGTAAACAACTACAAATCTGGCGATTCAGCCATCGAGTTATTCGGTGCAGTAAATGGATTGATCCTGACAGATGCCGAGCGCAACGCTGCCGACGAAACTTTAGAAGGTGGTTACAAACTCAAATTAACCAATCCTGATAAAATGAGGGAGCCTTATCCGCCGCGTGCTGTATCTATCCCACCTACCAGCGGCCCGGCGACCTACGCCAGCTCACTTGCGGCTATCGAAGCGCTGGCTGTGTAGTAAATGTCCATAGTTAATAGACCATAGTCCATGGTTTAAATCGGATACCTGATCATCATGGACTATCGACTATGGACCATCGACAAAAAAAATAAAGCCATGACCAATAAGAAATACATCTTAAAGCCCGGCAAGCATCAGTTTGCTCCTAAATCTCCACCGGTACACGACAATGATAATCTGACCGACGAAGAGGCCGAATGGTACCTTAAAAGGTATCCGCATATAGCTGAATTATTCGTTGAAAAGTTGGAAAGTTCTAAGGTTGAAAAGTTGTATGACATGCCCGGTAGAATTAGCGAAAATCAAATCATCGAAGCTTCTGAAACGCCGTCAGAAAATAACATTCCAACTTTTCAACCTTCCAATATTACAAAGAATGAAGACCTATCTACCACAAATTGAACGCCGCATATTAGTACGCCCTAATCAAACTTTCGGCATATTAAATTACGACCTGGATAATGCTTATCCGCAGCGAATGCTGGAGCTGGTAGCATCATCGCCAACGGCAAAAGATTGCTGGAACAAACGGGCTAAGTTTATAGGCGGAACTGGTTTTGAGCAGCCTGATCTGGGCAAAGTGGTGATCAACTCAAAAGGTCTCACTCTGGCAAAATTATTGAAAGCCATTGCAAGCGATAAGGCATTGTTTACAGGTTTCGGCATCCACATCAACTACAATGCTTCCTATAAAGTAGTTTCCGTAAACTATGTGAAATTCGAAGACATCCGCATAGGTGATACTGATTCGCCTGAGACTACAGATAAATATGCTTTATACTCCGACTGGGGCCGCAAGACCTGGAAAAACATCATGCGCAGCAAGATCACTTTCCTGGATAAATACAATGCTGATCCCACTGTCATTAAACAACAGGTAATTGCCGCCGGTGGATGGGATAAGTACAAAGGACAGCTGTTTTACTTTAACCCGGAAGTTGACGACTATCCGCTGATTGAAGCTGATAGCGTTTGGGAAGATTTTGAAACCGAAGCTGGCATCAAAATATTCAACAACCGCGAGGTAACCACAGGCTTTCTGCCGTCAACCATGCTCTTTATGCAATCGCGTCGCGAAGAAGCAGATAACAGTAGGCCCGATAGTGATGAACAGCACTACTACAATGTTCCGTCGCAATTGGAGCGCGACCTCGGTACCTTCCAGGGAGCAAAAAGCGCACAGAAGATCATCGTGATCGAATATGAAGACGAAAGTCCCAAACCTGAGTTTCAGCCCTATTCAATCCAAAATAATGATAAGCTTTTCGAATCAACCGAAAAATCGGTAGAAGCGCGTATCATCAAAGGCTTCTCGATACCAAAAGAACTGATCAATGCCGAAAAATCATCCGGCCTGAGCAATGGTGGCGAAAAAAAAGAAGCTATCCGCGAGTTTAACGACAATACGGCTCCCGACAGGCAGGAATTATCAGAAATCTTCGCCGAAATATTTGGCAACTTCTGTACCAGCATCAACCCATCCGGCAACTGGAACATTATACCAGTACCAACCTCTGTAGCCGACGACAATGCCGGCATAACCGCCGGAAACAGCATCAACCAGTTATTGCTCTCCACAATACCAGCCCAAAACAAAATAGCCGCACTGGTTTACGCCTACGGCTTTAAGCAGGAAGAAGCGGAGCAGATGGTTGATTAGTTGATTGAGTTAAGTGGTTGATTGAGTTTATTAAAGCAACCTCTACAACCATTACAACTACTACAATCATTACAACTACTACAACCTAATCCAACTCAATCAACCCATCCAACTTAATCAACTTAAGAAAATGACCACCCCATACCTCATCGATCAGATCACATTTCAAAACTATGAGGACTTATCAGTCAATATCAAATCCGACAGGATCAAAGTCTTCGTAAAAAAAGCTCAGGAACTCGA